TCAGGATCAAGATTTAGTACACTGTGTTCCACCGCTACACGCCGGACGAAAATATGCAATTCGCACAGATGTCATGTATATGCCAAACTATACAAAGGGACCCATAAAGGAAATAATGATTTATGAATGATAACAATTCATTAATTTAACATCACCATAATGGATACTGTAAAATTCAAAAAGATCTATTGATTTTTGTTATTGTACTGTATTTACAGTACAAACTTACATGCGACCCGGAAAACCGACGAGATTTGCGCCTATGCCAAACCCGCTGCCCTGGCGAGCAGTCAGGCCGATGGAGGGGCTGAGCATATCCAGGATGGCGAACACGGTGGAGGCAACCACGGCGGTAGTCAGAACCTCCTCCATCTGAGGGGTCTTACGGGGGATGATGATCATGGCCACGGCCACGGCCAGACCCTCCAGGAAATACTTGATGACGCGAGTCAGCAGCTCAGATGCAGAAAATCCGTCCATTCGATCTTTATATTCCGGGCATCGAAAATGTTTTACGCAGACTTGAATGTTGTAAGAACATTTAAGAATACTCCTTCCGCAAATAGCGGAATGAGTATTGTAAATATATTACATCGATCAAGGCTGTTAGTGAATCATAGATGAACGCTCATCTATGATTTTACGCGATCTTCGTTTAAAGATGCCTGAATCAATCCTGGTATAGATCAGAAACATGGCAGACGACAAGAAGGAAGTATATCTCGAGGCAGACAAGGAAATACCGGGACAGCATTACGCATGTCTTAGCTTTCTAAGTCCCGAGAAGGTACTTGCAAACAAGGATCAGTATTTCTTTGCGGAGTTTCTGAAGGATTATGAGATTCAGTACAAAATCAAGGCCACTGAGAGTTTTGTGATGGCAGAGGTGGCTAAGCTACAGGAACATGCTGCGAAGATTCAGGATGCCCTGGACAATCTGCGGTCCAAGGAGACTGTGACCAAGGAGGAGCTGGAGAAGACATTTGAGGAGGTGAAAGTGGGTCGTCTGGAACTGACCAAGGCCGTTCAGACAGATCTCGAGACTCATGTAAAGACCAATATGACTGATTTCAAGACCACTGTGATTCAGGAGGCGTATGAGACGTTCCTGTTTAAGAATAAGAAGAAGCTGGAGGATGAGTTCTTTGCCAAGAACGACTTCCGTACTACTGTTCGTGGCCTGAAGGTCCGTGGTGTGTATGATACTTACAATGAGGCTGTGGGACGTGCAAAGACCCTACAGAAGATTGATCCTGCTTTTAATGTCTATGTGGGTCAGGTAGGCTTCTGGCTGCCTTGGGATCCTGAGCCATCTGATGTGGCGGATCAGGAGTATGCCGATGATCAGCTGAATCAACTGATGAAGAAATACAAGGAGAACGAGTCACAGCGTGACGAGTTCTATGAGGAGATGAAGCGTCGTAGAATTGGTGATAAGAAGACCAAGGAGGCAGGAGAGGGTGGTGTTCCCATCGGTGCAAACCAGAATACCCCCAATGACATGTTTGGTGGCGAGGATCTGGCCATCCAGCGGAAGAAGGAGCTGGAGGAGGCCCGTAAAGTCGCCCATGCATAAACATTCGGAATCCTACACCCTTGTAGGGATTGTAGGGGATGGAGGTAGCACAATTGGTTTGCCTTGTGCGTTTTGAGGCGTTTCCTTTTGTTCCACCTGAACAAAAACGTCATGTAATTCGACGACTTTTTGAAATGGATGTAGGACATCCTGAATTTCAAAAGTTTCTTCAACCACTCTTGCAATGGAATCAGTATACTCAATTCTATAAAACACTGAAGTATTGGAAAAAGACCGGTGAATTCCGCAAACTCCTACATCCCTCTCTTGATCTTGAATTGGTAGAAACCCTTTTTTGGCAAGAGGAGAATGCTGAGATTGCTCAACGACTTCTTGCGGCACTTTTGGGTTCACAGAAATCTCATATATCTCTTTGGAATTCAGCGGTCAATCTGTGGCTTTCTGCGAGATCATTGGAAGACAAGAATCACGTATTGGATTTTATGGATATGGTTCTCTTTGGTTAAAGCGAGTGCGACGAGGAGAGATGTAGGAAATCATGGAACTTTACATTGCTCCTACAACCACTCTGGCAAGGGATTGGTACAAGGGTGCAGTCCAGACTTATATGGCAAAACCGGAAGCAGAGCGGGATGCGGGTCTTGACACCTTTGTTGCCTCCTCTGTAGTCGGTAAGACAGGAACTATGGAGCGACTGGATTTAGCAACTCGTGCGGCGGCCTATGATCCTGTGCGGAGGCAGTTTCGTGCCTTTTGGCTTCTTCCACGTTCTTCAATTTCTAAGACACCGATGCGAATGGCAAACTCGGTGGGTTTGATTGACGCGGGATACAGAGGTGTTCTGTTGGGAGCCACGGATTTTCAGGCTGATTTTACAGCCGCTGCAGGAGAACGATATTATCAGATTGTAGCTGCAGATCTACTTCCTTGGAAGGCCATCCACATCGTGGATGAGATTCCAGGTGGTCCTACACTCCGTGGTGAAGGAGGGTTCGGTTCAACAGGTAAGGGGGACTACGGAAATTATGTAGGAATTCTGTAAAATAATAGTTCAATACTTCTTGACTTGAATGATTGGCATACTGGTCTTTTTCTGGAAGTCTGTGGAAGACAGGGGTGTTCCTTCTCCAAGGGCTTCTTGGCGTTCCTTCTCTTTCTCGAACTCCGCCGACTTGACCCAGAGATCTCTGGATCCCATTTTAAAATCAGGGTGTGTCTCGGCCTTGTACCAGAAGACACATTCCTCCAACTTATTGGATTTGGAACCATTGTGAATTACGAGGCATTCATAGTTTTCCGTACATTGGTCCATGATCTGACAGAAGAATTCGAAGGTAGGAAAAATACCTGCGAATTGTTCATAGATCCGTCTACGATTTGCCACCATATTCTCACGCAGAATAAACACAAAGTCCACATTTCCACGCAAAACTGGGGGAATACCCATGACATACTGGAGTGCCAAAATATACATAATCCCGTAATGACGACCATTCATAAACAGGGAGCGAATGAACTTGTCGGAAACCCATTTGTTGTCATACATACAGTCGTCCATAATGACAAAGGTACGACGATCGATAGCAGATGATCCCTTTGTGGCCTTTTCTTTCATAATCATTTTCGTGATAGTCTGCTGACGTTTGAGCACATTCGAAATAATTAGAGGAGAAAACTCTTCATGAATCAGAATACTGGGGACAATTTGAGAATAGAAGGAGTTTGCACCTTCTGTACCAGACAGCACTGTTCCAATCGGAATGGATCGCTTGTGCCACAATAGATCGCGGATCAAAAAGGACTTGCCTGTATTGCGTTTTCCTATAAATACTATAACGGAATCATCGGCAATCCGGGACATGTCGAATTTTTGGAGTTTTAAGTTGCGTGTAGGTCGAGCTGCAGTATCTGCAGCGGACAAAGATGGGAGCATGGAGGAAAGAGAAGCCATGTTTCTATAGTACAGTTGCAAAAGAAGCTATGTCTAAACGCAGCGATAGGAAATGTAGGAAATGGGAATTGACATTATTTTCACTACAAATTACAAAGTATTGGGAATCGATGATCCCGCATGTGGATGTTTTCCTACAAGGGCTATGATGGCCTATTTGCCAGATGAATTATGCCCAATGATGCATTTACCCTGTAATAACAGACGAGGAGCATGTCCACGGGAGTTACGAAACTATGTGGAATTGCTACGGGAATTTACGCGACACAATGATCCAACATGGGCAATCAATCATCCCAAATGGAGTAATGGCGTTTATGCATTGCACCAATTTATTCGAACTGCTAAAAAGTATTTAGAACATGATGTAGGAGCCTATGTTTCTTATTGATTTAAGGCATGTAATTGTTCCATAAGTTTCATGTTCGATTCATATATGGCTTTTTTCTCAGCGGGTTTTTCGAAAGGTTTCCAGCTGGGTATAATACAAAATGGACTTTGCTCATTTGCCAGAATCCAGAGAATCATAAAGAGAGCCAATGTCATCCAAAATGCAACAGCAATATTGCGAGTTGCTACAAATATAACGACAAAGAAAAGTAAGGGACGTAACCATCGTTTTTGTAGGAATTCTTCCTGTTTTGGTGTTAGTTCAGATGCAAGGAAACGACCTCCCAAATTTAACAATAACATGAGCATTCCAATAAAATACGGATTTGTATTGAGAGAATCGATTGTTATAGAAAGAAAATCAAGTGTACCTCCTCCCTGCTCTTCTTGTACTTGTACCTGAGGTGCCTGTTGTACCTGAGGTGCCTGTTGTACCTGAGGTGCCTGTTGTACCTGAGGTGCCTGTTGTACCTGAGATGGCTCTGATAGTTTCACGTGATCCATAAATTTCGAAATGGGTTTTAACCATTCTATTTCTTTGCCGGACGGCATCCCTATTCAGTGGGAACATTACTAAAGCTTTTCAAGACGAAAGGAGGAGAAGAACTGAACATCTGCAATCCATAAGAAGAGTACTACAAATGCCAAGGCTCCTAACAGTTCATCTTCACTTGCTAACCAGAGTACAAGCATTCCTCCAAGAAATTGGAGACCTGGATTTTGTCCCATTTCAAATACACGATCTGTATAACGCTTTTCAAATGGCATGGTTATTAAGATTAAACACGCCACTAAAAGAACCCCAATACTTGTACGGGTTTCTGGGGACATTCCTATTTAGCCGAAATAGAATCCCCCTGTACTGGATAAGTTGCAACATCTTTGTCTTTGATTCCGAGAGGTTTCTCTTTCAATACCGATTCAACATACCATTTGTTTCCCTGTTGTACCCAATCCACTGTACTTGATGCGAATCCCTCCAGTTTCTGCTTGTGGATCCATAACATCAATAGGAAAAATAATAGGGAGAATGTGATAGGTTTGTAATCGGAATCATAGGCACAAATTGCACATAGAAAGGTAAGGAAGAAACCGGCAGG